CCGGCGGGGCGATGAACTGCGCCACGCGCTGGCGCAGGCGTTGGGTGAGGCTGGGCATGGGCAAGTCCTGCGGGTGGGGTCAGCGGCGGGCGAAGCGCACGAAGACGCGGCGCGGGTCAGGCAGGCCGCGGGCGGCGCGGCTGGCGGCGTCTTCGCGCAGCACCTCGCCGCGGTACTTGTCGCGCAGCTGCAGCAGCTCGGGGATGGGGATGTACTTCAGCTGGCGGCCGGCGATCTGGTACTCGCCCACCTCGCTGGTGGCGCGGCCTTCGATGACGGCTTCGATGGCGTCGAGCACTTTGCGGGCGTGGCTGCGGCCATCGGTGGCGGTGGCGAAGGTGGGCCGCACGGTGAGCGTGCCGGTGCCCACGGTGTACACCTCGCCGGCCTTGCTGGCCTGGGCGCGCCAGGTGTAGGTGGCGGCGGCCCAGGTGGCGGTGGTGGCGGCGGCCACGGTGACCAGGTGGGCGTCACCGTCGGCGCTGGCCGTGAAGGTGTAGCGGTTGGCGGCGCTGACCAGCGTGTACGTCAGGGCCCAGCCCTGGCCGGCCGGGTAGTCAGCCAGGATGCGGCGCCACTTGGCGGTGTCGCCTGCGGCCAGCACGGCCGGCTCTTGGGTGGGGATGTCGCTCATGGCGGGCACTCTGCGGGGGTTGGGGGTGACATTTCAAGGGGCGGATGTCACCTGTCAGCGGCCGCGCACGACGCGCAGCACCTGGCGCTCGGTGATCTGCTCCTGGCGGGCGATTTCGGACAGGCGCACGTTCTCGAGGTAGGCGCGCTGGATGCGGCTGTTGCGCTCGGCCCGGGCGTCGCGCGTCTGGCGGCGCGGCACGTGCACCTGTTCACCGCCCCAGTGCTGGCGGATCTCACGCTCGACCTGCTGGGCCAGCTGCTCGTCGAGCTGGCGGCCGGCGGTCTGCTCGGCGCGGCGCACGCGGGCGAGCATGTCGCGCACGATGTCGGCGTGGGTGGGCAGGTGGGCGGTCGTCACCATCGGCGGCGTCCTTGTGGGATGGTCGTGCGGTGGGCGGGGCGGCGCTGCGGGGTGGGCGGCGCGGTGGCGGTGGTGGCGGCGGCGGGCGGCGGCTCGGCCTGGCGAACGGGCTCGGCCGGCGCGGGCGGCGGCTCTTGGGTGAGCGCGGGCGGCGGGGGCGCGGGCGCGGCAGGCTCGTCGAACAGGCCGCGGTCTTCCACCCGGGCCTGCCACTTGCGCCAGTCGCCTTCGCGCCAGCGGTCGATGCCGGCGAACACGGCGGCGGCCAGGGCGTAGACGGCGCAGTCCAGCGCTTCGTTGCGGCGGCCGGCGGGCTTGACCCACTCCAGCCTGGGGCGGCCTTTGACGTAGCGGGTGACGAGCTTTTCGCTGGTGAGCTGGTCGAACACCTCGGGCGGCAGGTGCTTGCTCAGGTGCACGTAGCCCGGGCCGGGCTGGGCGGTGCGCAGGCGGCCGTAGATTTCGGCCTTGGCGGTGTCCGTGCCCAGCGGCCACAGCTTGACGCCCCCTTTCATCTTCTGGCCGCGCCAGGTCACGTCCTGCGGCGTGGGCTTGCCCAGCAGCGCCTTGCCGGCCTGGCTCATGCCCTTGACGGCGTGCACGTGCGCGTGCTGGTGGGCGCGGGCGTAGGCGTAGACGGCCTGCGTGTGGTGGCCGCCGCTGTCGACCATGCAGGCCAGCACCGGCACGGGCCGGCCGCTGGCGTGCAGGATGGGCGTGCGGCGGTACTCGGTCAGCGCGGCCCAGGGGCTGCCGGGCTGGCTTTCGTCGAGCGCGGGGTCGCCGTAGAAGACGGCGCGGTCGACGAGCTGGCGCTCCATGCCGCGCCCCCAGGCCCAGGCGTAGGCTTCGATGCGGTCACCCTGCACGTCGGCGCCGATGGTGGCCACGTACAGGCCCCAGTGCACCTGGCGCAGCGGGATGTCGGCGGCGCGCTTGCGCAGCGCGTGCTCGTCGGCGCGGTCGCCGCTTTCCTCGAAGGTTTCGGCTAGGCGGGTGTTGATGAAGGCGCGCAGCAGCGACAGATCGCCGCTGCGCTTGGCGGCGACGGCCTTTTCCCACTCGATGACCAGGGTCTGCCAGCTCAGCCAGCCCAGGGGGCTGTAGAGGCTGCTGAGTTGGTAGCCGCGCAGGCGGCCGGCGCTGCGCTCGGGCACTTCGGCCACCCAGCGGCCGGCGGCCAGCATGGCGGGCTTGTGATGCTCGCGGATCTCGGCGCCGCAGTCCCGGCAGACGTAGCGCACGGTCTCGGGCAGGGCTTGGCCGGTGGGGCTGCGGTCCCAGCGCATGCCGTGCGGCTTGTCGGCGCCCCACTCGAGCGGCTGCATGGCCGCGCAGTGCGGGCAGGGCACGTGGTACCGGCAGCGGTCGCTTTCCTGGTAGCGCTGCTCGATGCGGCTGAAGTCTTTGGTGGTGGGGGTGCTGGTGAGCAGGCGCTTGCGGCGCGCGAAGGTGGATTGCCGGGCTTCGGCCAGGGCAATGGGGTCGCCCTCCCCGTCGACGTCTTGCGGGTATCCGTCGATCTCGTCCAGGAAGATGTCCCGCACGGGCATGCTGCGCAAGCCGGCGGCGCTGTTGGCGCCGGCCAGGGCCATGAAGCCGCCGGCAAATTCCTTCAGCAGCGTGGTGTTGGCGTCGTCGCGGCTGCGGTTCTCACTGACCTTGCGGCGCAGCGTGGCCGAGGCCTCGATCATCGGCGTCAGGCGCTGGCGGCTGTAGCGCTTGGCCAGGTCGATCGTGGGCTGGACGATCATCACTGGGCCGGGGTTGGTGTCGACCAGGTAGCCCAGCCAGTTGGAGCCGATGCGCGTCTTGCCGGTCTGCGCGCCCCACATGAGGACAACTTCTTCCACCGGGCTGTACTGGCTCAGGTCGTCCATGGGCCGGCGCGCGTAGGGCGTGCGGTCGGCGCGGTAAGGTCCGGGCTCGGCGCTGTCCTTGGGGCTGAGGACGATGTGCTGCTCGGCCCAGGCGGTGACGTCCAGTGCGGGCGCGGGCTGCAGGAAGTCCAGCCGCAGGGCGCGGGCGATGGTGCGCCAGTTGGCCAGCTCGGCAATGGGTTCGCGGGCGCCCATGGGTGGTGGCTCAGTCGGCTTGCGCGATGCTGGTCAGCGCGGTGGCGATCTCGCGGCGCAGGATGCTGTCCATGCTGGCGGGCTCGGGCTCGGCAGCCAGCAGCGGCACCACGCGCAGGGGCAGCTGCTGGAAGGTCTCGCGGATCATGGCCAGCAGGCGCGCGTGCTCGGCGCGCACGTCGTCCACCAGCACCAGCTTGCCGATGCGCTGGCGGTACTCGAGCTCGGCCAGCTTGGCCTCGTACACGCGCTGCTGGGCCTGCGCCTGGCGGTACAGGCGGTCGGTGCGGTGGCTGTCGCCGAAGCCGCCGACGATGCCGCCGCCGGGGTCGTTGGGCGGGCTGGGTTGCGGGCCGGCGCCGTAGGTGCGCGGTGGTGGGTCGGCTGCTGGGTCCTGGTCTGCGGCGGTGTCAGCGTCGTGTCGCGCGGCCTGGCCGCCGCGGGCGTTCTGCCCGTTGCGGGCGCGGCCCATGTCTTCGGTGTTGCGGATCAGGCGGATGGAGAGCTCGAAGTCCACCAGCTTCTTGCCGCCCACCATGCGCTCGACCAGCCGGCCCTGGTGGCCGAGCTTGGTGACGTAGGGCGGGCTGCGCTGGATGTGCGCCGCGAACTCGGCGCGCGTCCCGTGCGGTCGGCCTTCGTGCAGGGTGGGCATGGGCGGTGGCGGTGGTGTCAGGCGCGCGCGGCGGCGACCTGGTCGAAGGTTTGGCCGGTGGATTCGAGGGTGGCTTCGCGACCGGTGTGGGCTTGCCAGCGGCGGACGATGACGTCGACGTACTGCGGCTGCAGCTCCATCGTGTGGCAGGCGCGGCCGGTGGACTCGCAGGCCATGAGGGTGGAGCCGGTGCCGCCGAAGGGTTCAGCCACGACATTGCCCGGGCGGCTGCTGCTTTTGACGGCGCGCTGCATCATGGCGACGGGCTTGGGGGTGGCGTGACCGTGGCGGTCTTCGCCGGTGACGCGGGGGAATTCCCAGACGTCGCGCATTACATCGTGCGCGTTGTCGAAGTAGGCGCGCACGCTGTCGAGTGTTTCGTTGATGACGTCTCGGCCGGCGCCTTTGAAGCGGTCCCATTCGGCCTTCATTTCGGACCACGGCCGCACAAAGCGCCCGGGGTATTCAGCGGCCAGTGTTCGGTAGTGCTTTTGGGGCATCAGCGTGTACTGGGATCGGGTGAACCAATGCGAGTACATCCCGCAGCCGCAGAGCCGCTTGATGTCGCTAGGCTTGATGCCGGCGGCGATTGCCTCGCCCTCGAAGTAGGCGCGCAGCGGCTCCCACGTCTCGGGGAAGTCGTCGGCGTTGATGTTGCCGAGGTACTGGTCTCCTAGCTGGAAGAACAGGCACCGCTCGGTCGCCATTGGGAACTGGGTCAGATCCGGCGAGGCCATGCCTGCGATTGCTTTCTTGTCCCAGACGATCTCGTTGCGCAGCTCGAGCTTTTCCGAGGTGCCGAGACCGCCGACATACCACAGCCGCCACAAATCCGGCGCGTTGCCCCAGATGTAGGCGCTGGCGTTGTCGACCAGGTGCGGGCGGAAGGTGCCCCACCATTCCATCTGGAAGGCGTCGAGCTTGTGGCGGTAGAGGTTGTCGTTGGCCACGCCTTCGGCCTCTTTGCCCATACCGTAGGGCGGGTCGGCGTGCAGCAGGGTCGCCTTGCGCTGATGCATCAGCGCGGCTACGTGCGCGGGGTTGGTACTGTCGCCGCACATGAGGCGGTGCGGGCCGAGCAGCCAGACGTCGCCGGTGCGGCTGGTGGCCACTTCCAGCAGCGCGGGGGCGTCGTCGCTCGGGGTTGACTCCGGGTCTTGCGCCTGGTCGTCGGCTTGCTGCAGCAAACGCTCGATCTCGTCGTCATCGAAGCCGATCAGCTCCATCTCGAAGCCCTCATCGGCCAGCGCCTGCAGCTCGCCGGCCAGCATGGCCTCGTCCCAGCCGGCGTTGAGCGCCAGCTTGTTGTCGGCCAGGATGTAGGCGCGCTTCTGCGCGTCGCTCAGGTGCGCCAGGCGGATGCAGGGCACTTCGGCCAGGCCCAGTTGCTGCGCGGCCATCACGCGCCCGTGGCCGGCGATGATTCCGTCGTCCTGGTCGACCAGCACCGGGTTTGTGAAGCCGAACTCCCGGATGCTGGCGGCGATCTGGGCCACCTGCGCTGGCGAGTGCGTGCGCGCGTTGCGGGCGTAGGGCACGAGCGCGGCGGTGTCGATCATCTCGATCGGGCCGGGCAGGTGCACGGTCGGGGCAGACGGGCGGCGCTTCACGGGTTCACGGGCGGGCTTCACGGTTCACCAATTGCGGAAGTGGGTTACTAGCGCGAGATCGGGGTCCGAATTACCCGCGCTGGCTGGGCTGCGGGAGGACCCAAGACGGGGGGTCTGATGGCTTTGAACTTCAGCCACCAGAAGCTCCACGCGAGCGCAGGCGCTGCAGGCTTTCGCCGATGGCGCGGTCCATTTGCCTGGGCAGTTCGCGATCGGCGATCTCGCGGGCCTGGCGGTTGAAGTCCCAGCGGCGGCGGTAGTTGGCGCTGCGCACGAAGATCAGCACCGGCGTGATGTTGCGCCCGGTCAGCTCACGTTGATAGACGCCGGGCTGGGTCTTGCCGCCGACGGGCATCACGAAGAATCGACCGCCGGCCTTGCGTTGCGCCGCGATCTGCTGGCGCGCGTTGAAGCTCATGGTGCGGTTGGTGCCCGATAGCAGCTGCACCCGAAGCTGCGACAGGATCTGCTGGATCTGCCCGCGCGTGATGTTGCCGAAGGCGTCGATGTTGGCGCCCTGCGCCGGCACGGCAAACCAGCCTTGTGGCAGGGCGCCGATGGCGCGCAGGGCTTCCTCGACGCGCTTTGCGCGGCGCGATCCCCCGTCGATGTTGGGCGTCAAGTAGCGCCCGGCCGGCGTTTCGCCGGGCCCGAGGTCGGCGTAGCGGATGACCGAGCCTTGTTCATCGGTGATTGCGACCACGTTGAACCCGATTGCAGCCGACAGCCGTTGCCCCGTGGCGCCGACATACCGCAGCTGGCGCAGGGTGTAAGGCGTGGGGCGGTCGAAGACCTGGCTCACCTGCTCCTGCAGCTCGCGGCGCATTTGCACGGCGGTGCGGGTCAGCGCGGTGGCGGCGGCGGCGCGCAGACGGCGCTCGCTGAAGTCCTGGAGGTCGCGCTGCAGGTCTTGCAGGCCGGTGACTTTGATGTCGATCACGGCGCCGCCCCCCACACCAACCCACCCTGCCCGTCCAACCGCACCCGCCGGCCGCTGACCGTGCTGCCGAACTCGCGCAGCACGCCATCCGGCCCGATCTCGGCGGCGTAGAAGCCGCCCCTGCCCTGCTTGCCCTTCAGCACGATGCGGTCGGCGGCCTGCTTGCCCAGTTCGGCCCGCAGCCAGTCGACAAGCTCGGCGGTCTGCGGCATGGTGGATCGCAGGCTTGCTGCCTTGCTGCCTTGGCCTTGCTGTTGCATGGTGCTGTGTTGTGGTGCTGTGTGCTCTTTCGTCCAACCGTCCAACCTCGTCCAACCCCTTTCCCCCTGTGCGCGCCCCTGCGGGGGCGTGCGGGGGCGTGCGGGCGTCCGCGCGCCCCCACGCACACACGCATGTGCACGTGAGGCAGGTTGGACGAGGTTGGACGGCACCCTGCCACCGAGGCAAAAACCGCCCGTCCAACCTTGCGCAGAGGTTGGACGGAGGTTGGACGAAGGTTGGACGAGATCAGAATTCATCGAGCGTTTCCTCGGCCGGACCACCGGCCTGCGGCTCGCTGGTGGGACCACCCACCGCGTTCTGATCGTCCGCGCCCTGCCCTGGCTTCGAGGTTGGGCGGACGTAGCGCCAGAGCCTGGCGCCATGGGCATCGCGCTTCTTGGTCCAGCCGAGCTTGTGCATGGCGATGCCCACGCGCGTGCTCATCTGGCGGGCACCGTCGATGCGGTCACTGGGCACGCCCAGGCAGTACACCAGCAGCTCGTGCGTGGTGAAGCTGTCGCGCTCACAGGCTTCGGTGTGGGCCTCACCAAAGCGGGCGCTGCTGTCCACCCACGATGCGATGCGCTCGAACCACGGATCGCCGATCTCGCGGCGCTCCTGCTCGGGGACGAGGTAGCGCTGTTCTTCCTCGCGCGTGGGCCAGCAGCGCCGGGTTTCGGCGTCGTCGCTGGCCAGGCGGGCGATGGCCTCGGCAAACATCTGGTCGCGGTCGGCGGCCAGCTTGTCGAGGTTGATCTCGTCGTCGCAGGCCACGGGCCAGAAGCGGCGCGCACCGGTGCTGTCTTTGCTGTACTCGTCCTGGTTGGTGGTGCCGGCGAAGACGCAGCTGCGTGGGCGGTCAGCCGGGCGGCGCGCAAAGGGCTCGCGCACGCGGTCGATGCGGCTGGTGAGGTACTGCTTGACGGCGGTGGTTTCGGCGCGGCTGAAGCTGTCGAGCTCGGCGATCTCGTACAGCCACTTCCCCGCCAGATTGAGCAGCGCGTCCTTGTCGCCGATGCGGATGGGCGTGTCCGCAAACCAGTCGTCGCGGCCCACCAGGGTGCGCAGACTGGTGCTCTTGCGCTTGCCCTGCTTGCCCTCGAGCACAATCATGTAGTCGGCCTGGCAGCCCGGCTGGCGGATGCGGCGCACCATGTTCATCACGAACCACGGGCCGATCAGGCGCGTGTAGGTGGTGTCGGCCGCGCCCACGCACTCGTGCAGCCAGTGTGTCAGGCGGTCGATGCCATCCCAGGCGGGCAGGTTGTCCAGGTACTGGCGCACCGGGTGGAACTTGTTGTCCGTGGCGGCCATGGCCACGCCGGCCGCCAGCGTGGCCTCGGCCCGCACGCGCAGGCGTATCTGGGTGGCCAGCCAGTAGCCCAGGCTGTAGTCGTCGTCGGTGGCCCACTCGCCCGGCTCGCTGCCCCAGGGCGTGGTGCGGGTCTTCAGCACGCGGTAGGCAAACTCGTCGAAGGCCACCAGGCCCGCCAGCTCGGGGTGGTGCTTCAGCGTCAGGAAGACGTTTTCACGGCA